GCGCGCATCGAAGATGGTGATGCCCCAGTTGGTGGCGCCGCCAGGATCACGGGGATCGTTGGTGTAGCCGCCTTCGTAGGTCAGCGTCTTGCTGATGCTCGCCTCGCGGTTTAATGCTGTCATTGGTCTACCACCCGCCATCCGTGTCCAGTTGTAGCGCGGGGGCGATAACAGCGTCTGACGCCAGAGCGTCCGCGTCGGCCATCTTCTGGAGGCTCGTGCCGATCTGCGTATAGGAGGCTTCCGCCTCTGCGCGGTTCTCGACGTCCTTCAGGTAGCTATAGGCCGCGGCGAGCGCGCCATAGAGCACGAGGTCCCATGCGTCCGTGAGGGCCGCGTTGGTGTCACCATCGGCGTCCATGGTGTCGAACTTTGCGTAGTAGTAGATCAGGACCGTGGAGCCAACGGCAGGCGTCGGGCCGAGGATCCAGTCGGGCCCCTGGCGCGTATAGACCCTCGGGGGCATTGCGGGCACCTGGGATGCCGTCACGACCTGAGTAAGGGACGTCTTGCGCAACTGATATTCGAGGACGCCGTCAGCGTCGGTGTCGACCATGAGGGCGATAAGCTCTAGGAGATCCGGGGGGACCGCGAGCTTCGTGAAGCCGTCAGGGATCGTGTAGAGGATCTGCTTCTCCATGAAGGGAACGCGAAGCTCCCTCTGGATCCGCATGATCGACTGGTTCAGGAAGAGGCCCACCAACGTGTCGGATTTGTTCACGACATTGTTGTTTAGCATCAGCTTGAACTGAGCCTTTAGTTCTCCGAGTGTCACGTTGGTGTACCTGTTAGATGGTCTTGTTGGTCAGGATGAAGTCGTCGAGGGCGTACCGCTGGAGCATCTTCAGCGTCTCCCGAACGGGTGCTGTCATAACGTCGAAGCCGTAGCGCCTAAGAAGCTCGTCGACCACCTCAACCGGAATGGATGCGACGTGGTAGAAGTCACCAGCCTTTTGGTTCGCGCTGTCGACCTTCTGCTTGCGGATCTCGGACAACCAATCGTCGTCGATTTCCTGCTCGCGCTTGATGATCAGATCACCGGTCGTGCGGTCCTCGTCGAATGAGACGAGCGTGTCGAGGACTTGCGGTTCCTCGTGGAAAGTTTCTGCAGACATAAATTCTCAATGAAAAAAAGGGGCTCCAAATCCCCATACGGAAGAGATGGAGCCCCAATTCAATTAGAAGCCCGAAGCGGCTTCGATGACCGCGGCCGACGCGAAGAAGTTCTTATGCTTGAGCGAGAACTCGCCCAGAAGCATCGCCTTCGTGCTGTCGCCGGTCTTCGCCAACTCCTTGCGCTCCCAGGGGCGCAGGGTGACGTTCGTCCACATATCCGGGTCGTAGATGAGCGTGTTCTTGGCCTTGAGCCAGCGGTTGATCTCGACCTTCTGCTCACCGAACGGCGAGACATACAGGTTGACGACGTTCACGATCTTCTTCGCGTCCGAACCAGTGATGGTGCGGTAACGACCAGCCGCCGCAGCGAAGGCCGAGAGCACAACCGAGTTCGACGGGGTGACCATGATGCGGGTCGGCTCAGCGCCGGCCACGAACGCGCTCTGCAGCGCGGTGACGAGGAACGCCTCGCTCAGCGGGGTCGCGGCGCCGCCCGTGTAGGTCACGGTCGTGCTGTCGAGCTGCTGCTGGAACGACGCCATGGTGGAGGCAACCGAGCTGGAGCCCGCGGCCTTGACCTGGGCGTTGCCGATCAGCGCAATCTCACGGTCACGCTTGATCGCAGCCGAGGACTTGGCCATCTGGTAGGCCATCTCGCGCTTGCGACCGTAGGTCGACACGATGTCCGCACGGTCGGAGACCTGCACGGCTTCGGTGAAGATCTGCGTGTAGTTGTTGCGCATGACGGTCGGCACAACGGTGATGAAGGACGCGTCCGCGCCTTCGACCGCGGCGTTGGTCGCCGGGGCGCGCAGGCTGTCTTCCTGCCACTGGAACAGCGGCTGGGTAACCTTCTCGTTGCCGATACCATTTTGGAACGGGGTCTTGCGCGGGGAGAGGTTGGTGATGACATCGGAGACCTGCTCCTTGATGCCAACCATCTGGTAGGTCTGGTAGTTCGCCATTTAGAAAATGTCTTCTTTGAAAAGGGTGGTCTTAGTCGTCGCCACTGAACATGGCTTCGAATGCGTTGATCGCGTCGTCCTGCGAGCCGGACTTCATGGCCTTGGTGGTGGCCTGCTTGACAGTCACGGTCTTCGCGCTGGAGCGCGCGGCGGGTGCAGACGCAGAGTTCTTCACAATCTTCGTCGGGGTCTTGTTGACCTTGGTGGTCACGACCTTCTTCGAACCACGCGCAAACTGCATGGCCATGTGGAGAACCTTAAAGGCGCCGGGGTCGGTAAGGTTGTTCACCAGCTCCTTGTCGAGACCGATCTCATCGGCCGCGAAGGTGCGGATGTCGTTGTACAGAGCCTCGGTCCAGCCCTTGATGTGGTGCTTGCTCTCGGGCGTGTTGATCGCCTTGAGGCACTCACGCGCGGATTCGGCGCGGGCCTTCAGCTGATCAGCCGAGACCTTCTGCATAAACCCGTCGAGTTCGTTCTTCAGGAACGTCTCGTCTTCCAGCGCCTTCTGAGCTTCGGCCTGGAGGGCCTGGAGCTGGTCGGCGGGGACAGACGCGTCTTTCATCAACTGCGTCCACGGCAGCTCGCGATACTGGTTCGCGCGCTCGGTCGCTCGCTTCAGCATGACGTCGTAGGCAGCGATGTTCTTCGCTTGATCTGCCTCGACTGCCTTGCGGACTTCGGCGACTTCCTGGGACTTGCGTGTAAGAGAAGCCTCTTGGCCGTAGAGACGCTTCAGGTCGGAGACTTTAACCTCGTGCTCGTCGTCGCCGATCTTGACCTTGACGTACGTTTCGTCACTGTCGTCGGCGTACTTCTTAGCCTTGGTGTCGTCGTCCTTCTTGTCGTCGTCTTGGCCTTCCTCCTCGTCGCCTTCCTCCGCGTCGTCGTCTGGAGTTTCCTCGGACGCCTCTTCGTCGTCAGCTTCGGGCTGGTTGGTCTCTTCGTCTTCGACCTTTTCAGATGGCTCGTTCTGAGCGTCCTCATCCTCTTCAGGATCGGTCATAAATGCGTTGAGGATGTCCTCATTGGAGTTGAGGCCATCGGGGTATTCGTTAGTCAGAGCATCGCCCGAAAGGGTGGATGGCATGGTCAGTTCTGTCCGTCATAAATGTCGTGCACACTCGGATCATCAAACGGATCTGGAGCGGCGACTGCGGGTGTGTTGTCTTGGTGTTGGGGGAGTGCGTCGAAGGCTTCGGCAAATTTCTCTGCCAGCACCCTGAACTCCTGAAAGCCCTGGTACGCCGCGTAGAGGTACTCTCGACGCTTCGTCTCGTGGGGCTGCGTGCGCATCAGATCGGATGCACACTGCTGCTCGTGCAGATGCACCAGCGCGTGGAAGGCCTCGGCCCCGAGGAGTTCTTTGCAGAACCCCCCGAGAGCGAGGATCGTGTCGTCGTTCATTGCCGACTACGGCGCCAGCCGTTGTAGGCATCCCACACGCTGCCATCGTCAAACTTGATGGCGTGTACGCGGATACCCTCAGGGCCATTGTGTTCGTGGCAAGGGAATGTGAGCCACACACCGCCCTCAGAGAGGGTCACGTGAGTTGCTTTCGGTTTGTCTGTCATGCCTTGTTGTGCAGATACGCCATCATCTTGGAGATGAGGTCGGGCCCGCGGACACTTGAGGCGCCGCTAGGGTCGATCAGTTCTCCGGTGGAAGGATCGCGCATCGACATCGCGTTGCGCATGAAGAACGAGGTGTCAGGAGCGCCAGCTCCGCTGCCCGGCTGGGCCTGCGGGGCCTCCGCGGGGCGAGCCTGCGGCATGGGCACTGGGGCGGCTTGTGGAGCCGCGGGTGCCGGAGCAGGTGTCTGCGGAGGAGCCGCCTGGGCACCGGGGAACATCTTGGTCATGTCACCGGTGGCCCACCAGGGTAGCTGCGGGTTCGGCACGGCGGGCTTTAGCTCGGCCTGCTTGTCCGCTTGCTCCTTGAACTTCTGCCACTCGGGTTCGAGCGCAGAGGGAGCCTGTGCAGCGGTAGGCATCATCATGGCGGCCGGCGAGGCACCAGCGTTGCTCATGAGAGACGTTGCGGTCCTGCCCAGCGTCGGCAGGGCGCGAATGGCCCCGCTGGCTGCGAGCCCTGGCGCCCCCATGACCAGCGTACTGGCCGTGAGGGGGCCTGGTGTGTGCTCGTGGACGGTCTCACGGATGCGCCGAAGCGTATCCGCGACCTTGTTGTAGTCGAACGTGGGCATTTACGCTCCTGGCGAGGCTTTAGGCTGTGCAGCCTTAGCCGCGGCATTGAGTTCAGCCGTGCGCTCCTGCGCCGCAATCTTCTCCCGCTCGACGTCGAGCTGCTCCTCACCCAGTTGGATGCGGGCGGCAGTATCGGCGTCCTGGCGGTCGTTGGTGCGGTCGGTGTTGAGAGCGTCGAGGTGCAGTTTGGCGCCCGACTGCTCCATCTTGGACTGGGTGGCAGCGAAGAGGCGATTGTCTGCAGCCTGCTTGACGTTGACGGAGGCCATGGCCGCGTCTGCCGTCTTCTCCTTGATGTCCAGCTCGCGAACCTTGAGAGGATCGGGCTGCGGAGCAGGCGCGTTGGGATCGAGGTAAGCCGCGAACCGGTTGAAGCCCTTGAGCTTGCCGATGTCGTGCAGCATCTCGTAGCGCTGCTTCTGGCCGAACATGTTGCCCAGGCCGGGATCTTGCGCCATCTCTTTGTAGCCCATGGCCAGCTCGTTGGCCGCAACGTCCTTGTCGCCGTAGCCCAGGTGCTGGGAGACGGTGCAGGTCGTGCGTTCGGTCCAGGCTTCTGCGTCGACCTGCAGAGGAGCACCCGCGACTTCGATGACGCGCTTGTCCTTGTAGATGATGCCGAGACGGACCACCTCAAGCATGAGGGGCACGAGGAAGTTGTAGGCGAAGTTGCGCGCCATGATCTTCGCGCGCTGGCCCGAAGCCTTCATCATGTTGTCCACAAGACCCTTGGAGTTCTGGGTCGAGATGGCGTCCTTGTTGAGGCCCTGGCTGAGCGCAGAGATACCCGTGGACTTCTCGTTGTTCGCGGTGAGTTCACCGAGGACTTGGAAGACGTACGGGTTCAGCGGGTTCTGTACGAACGGCGCGACGCTATCCGGCCGGCGAACGTTCACGATGCCGCCGAGGCGGTTGTCGAGAAGCTCGCGCGGGTTCATCAGTCCACCATTGACCACAGCGTAACGCGGGTTGGTGGTGATGGCCGTGTGGTCGAGCACACCGCGGTAGAGCACGGTGCGGGCGTTCTGCGTGTGGATCACGCGGGCCGCGAAGTTGTGGCCGTAGAAGACGTGGGGCAAAGGAAGCGGCACGTAGGCCAAGAAGGGGGCCTTGTCGACCTCCTGGGGATCCTCAAGGATCTTCCCGCCTGCGTGCAGGATCTTGTAGAGACGAGCGCCCTTGGAGCTGTCGATCTCCATACGCACGTAGCTCTCGTACAGGACGATGAACTCTTGCGACTTGTCGATGGCTTCGTTGTCGGCGTCGTTGCTGTGCGTCGGGTTGTTACGCGCGAGAACCTCGGGGCTGAACTGCAGCTCCCTGGCTTCGTCGGCCGGCAGGCTGTCGACCAGGGACTTCTTGATGCCCATCTCGATCAGCTCGGCGCGCGTCTTCGGCGTGCGGTGGCCGCAGTATTTGGCGTCGAGGATGCAAGTGGCCAGCGGTTCGATCAGGAACTCTTCGGGAGCAATCGGATCGATGCAGGTCTTGCTGACGTCCTTCTTGCGCGAGAGGGTGCCTGAGAAGGTTCCGGTAGCCGGGTCGAGGTCGGCGTCGAAGGTGTCAACGTCGTCCTGGGACGCGAGGGCGTGGGCGTCCTCATACGAGATGGGCCCGAAGGTCTCCTCGCTGAATGTGTGCTTCTTTTCCCAGTACACCTTCGCGACGCCGGCGCGGGCCGTAAGGCCGTCGTACAGGACGCTGCTGAAGATATTGTAGCCAGGGTTGGCGCGGAAGATGACGTAGGACGCGTACTCGGTTGCGACCCGACACAGCTCTGCGTTCATGTCCTGATCAGGATCGAACTGCGCGATGTGGTCGCCGCCTGCGAACACCTCCAGCAACTGTGATCGCTGCATCTCCACGCTGTCGTAGACGTCGGAGGAGACGTAGGAGCTTGAGCCCTCGCTGGTGCGCTTGGGTAGATCGCCGTTGATGTAGCGGGTGACGCGTTCGCGTTCTTTGGCGAGGCGACTGTCGAACCAGCTAACGCTGTTGGTCGCTTTAGGCTCGACCTTCGCGAGGATTTCCTCGTGGGTAAGTATAGCTGGCTTCTTCGCCATGGGTCCTTAGATTGCTTCGGTGTAAAAGTCGTCTGTGACGGAGACGGGCGTCCACACGCCTTCATGGGCGTAGTTCGCAATGGCCAGCGACATCACGCAGTCGTCGTGCATGTTGCCATCGGCTTCCATCTTGCCGGCCTCGGTGACGACGAAGGTCATCATTTCCTTCAACGTGGTCTCGTCGTTGATCTCGATTTCGCGTGTGCGATCCGAGGCGCGGAGACCGTCGATGATGAGGGGCTTGGTGGCTTCGCTCGTGAAGAACCCGAGCTTGATCGTGTCCTTGCCGGCCTCAAGCGTACCTTCGGCGACGTCCGTGTAGAGATACGGGTAGTCGGCATCGCGGAGAGCGACGCAGGTCACAAGGCCGTGGTTGTTGCGCTCGGGCGCGACAAGCGCGCTATTGTAGTGATAGCCGAGGGCGATGAGTATCTTCGCGAACACGTCGGGGTGACAGATGCCACGCCACACTGCGACCTGCCGTTTCTGGCTGTCGAGTATCTGCGCGACCGAGGGGTCACCGTCTTTGCGACCGCCGCCCTTCTGCTGTCCCTTCACACCCATGCCAACGTCGGCGCCGATCACATAGGTCTCGGCGGGGTCGACTGGATAGAACACCTTAAGCTCGCCCCTCGGGTCTTCTCTGAGGATGCGCAGCGGGAGTTCACGTCCGGTCTTCTCGTCGTAGACGGCCTCGACAGCCATCAAGGTGACGGGCTGCTTGCGGTCGGGACTGCGGAGACGTTCGTGGATGTAGTCGAGATTGAACACGGGTCGGCCCGTCGAGAGGAAGGCCTCCTCGGGACACGCGGGGTATTCCTGCTTGAACAGGTCGAGGCCGTTCGTCGCGATCTCCTGGCGGCGCCAGAAGAGCTGGTCGTTGTCGACGAGGCCCTTGTCGAAGTAGAGCTTGATCAGCTCCTCTTCCTCGGGGGTTCGCTGGAAATTAGCTGGAGCGGGAGTGCGATACTCTTGGCTCTCAAACCACGCGGAGAAGAACGGCCAATAGCCGCTGGATCCGTCTTCGGCAGCGATCCACATCTCGTGGAAGATGCCGGTCATGCCGTTCGCGGTGCTCTCCAGGAACACTGCGGTGCCTTTGGTCTTCGGCACGGCCTTCACGAGACCGTTGAAGTTGGCGTTAGCGAATGCTGTGGGCCAGAACGCGACCTCGGAGAGGTGGGCCACGGTGAGCGTCTCGCCACGCGCAACACCACGACCACCTGCGGTCGCGACGCGGAGCGCGCTATCGATCTTGTCGAACACCAGCTCGGTACGTGAGCTGTACTTGGTGTGCGGCTTAACGATTTCGGGGACGTTCTCGTGGATACGGCTGTACATGTCGAACAGCGTCTGCGTGCTCAGGCCCTCATGGGCCATGACGAGGCCCTTGGAGGCCTTGCGCTGCGATAGTCGGAAGTATTGCCAAGCGGAGATGACCGTTGATAGGCCCTGCTGCCGCGCCTTGAGGACTACAAAGCGCACATACCCGACGACCTCTTCCATGCGGATGATGTCTTGGGCGAAGCGTTTCTGCACGGGGTTCAGGACGAGGGGGACAATCTCTTGATCCTTCGTCCTGATCTTTACGCAGTGCTTGCAGTAGAATTCAAAGTCTTCGTAGAGCCGCTTCCGCGCCGCCTTTTGGGATGCGGTTAGTTCATTCATTCAAATACTCGATGGCGCTTCTAAGGAATTGAGTGTTGTCCTTGAAGCGCCCAAGGCCTGTGTTGCAGTTGCTGCACAGAAGCCCGCGCACCCTGCCGGTGGCGTGGCAGTGGTCTACAGCGAAGCGTCCGCCACGCGGAGCGGCTGGATTATCAGAGTGGCAAATCGCACACTTGAAGTCCTGCTTGGCAAGCATGGCGTCGTACTGAGCACTGGTGATCCCAAACTTACGCTGCAGCGTTTTGTTACGCTGAGCTTCTTTGTTGGCAGGATCGGCAAAGTACGCTTTGTTGTAGGCGCGCTGGTGCTCTGGGCTCTTATGACCCATCGCCCTTTAGGATTTCGTCGAGGAAGTCCTCGGCCCTATTCAGCGTCAGCTTAGACTTGCTCTCAGGCTTGGCCCGCGTAAAATTAAGCACAGTGTTGATGGCCTGAATTTTAATTTTCTGGTCGCTGGGGCCTACCGCGAGCACGAAGCATTCCTTCAGCGCGGCCTCGGCCTTGCCGTTGTCGCTGGTCGGGACCTTGACGTTATGCACATCACCGTCCACATCGACATCGACAAACTCGTATTCAGGCAGTTCGCCTTTGTCTTTCATGATCTGGATAAACCTGTCTGCTAGTTCGCGTGCGCGCTCCCATAGGGGCGCCACGGATTCGCGCGTATGCCCAGTGGGGACACCAGCACGAGAGTGTTTGGTAGGATCGGCTTTGTGCGAGGCCTTGAGTGCCTCGGAGTGACGTGCCCTGAACTCGGGGTCGGCCCACTGCGCCTTCTTGAGCGCAGCGATGTCGGGCCGCGGTTGCCGGCGTTTGTCTACTCGGCCGAAGAGGGGGATCTTCTTGTACTTCTTGATCCCCCTCGCGGGCGTCTTTGTCATTTACTTCCAGAGCTTCAGTAGTGGAGCCGTGGCGCGCAGAACAGCGGCCCGCGTCTGCGGGTCCAGTTTGGACGTCCAGTGGCTAAGGTGGCGCTGCGCTTCTGTGCGGCTGTGGCTGTGGTCCATCTGATGGTACAGATGTCCGAGAGCTGAGCTATCGACGTTGCTTGTCGCTTCGTCTGTCGCGATGCGTTCCAACACATCACGCAGATTAGAGCGCCTGAACACCACGTTATTCTTGTACTTCTCGCGGACGCCCGGCGCGTAGTCCTGCGCCTCTTGCTCGGCGACTTGCGTGTCGGTCAAGTGCTTCCGGGTCAGAAGCTCGTTGGGGATCGGCTCGTACTCAGCGGCTTTGGCCTGCGCTGCCGCGGCTTTGACCTTCGGCTCCTCGCCGGGGGCCTTGGTGATCTTCTCGACCGGGGCGTCCTGCGCTTGCGCCTTCTGCATCAGAGCGATGTGGGCCATCGTCTGTGCGACCAGGGGGTCAGGTCCGGCTGCAGGCGCCGGAGCAGCAGCAGGGGCCTGCATCTGTGCCTGGGGCGCCAGCGGGGGCGCTTGTGCGGGCGGCGCGGGCTGCGGCTGGGCCTGAGGCACTGACTGCTGCGGGAGTGGCTTCGGGCCCCACGGTCCTTGAGCTTGCCCGCTGGGAGGCGGGGGAGCAGGAGGCGCAGGGGTCTGCTGCGTGGGGACCCGAAGCTGAGCGTTGCGGTCGGCGAAGTGTTCGGCGAACGTCTTCGCGGGCGAGCGCATGCCCGTGAGGTTGTCTACCATCCGCGCGGCGCCATAGGTGCCTGCGAGGGCCCCGCCGAACAGCGGGTTGCTGGTGCCGAGCAAGTGCATGCCCAGGGCGGTCGCTGCAGCACCACCGGCTAGACGCGCGGGGTTCAGCAGGAAGCCTAGGTTCTTGTCCATGACGCCTGAGAGACCACCGGCCCAGCCACGATTGCTGTGACCGCCGCGCTCCGCTGCCATGTCGGCAACGTGCAACGTGCGCGCCAGCAGAGCCGTATTTGCGCCATCTGGGGCGCCGGCTGTCTCGCTGTCGATCCTGGCGATCTCGGCCGGGGTCACCTTCTCGCCGCGCTGGAGCGCGCTGAGAGTGTTCTGCGCTTCTTGCGAAAGGCTGACCTGATTGCCTACGTTGGAGGCGGCAGTGCCGAGTTCGTTCTTGAGGTCGGCCACAACACGCTGGTGGGCGCTCTCGTCGACCTTCGCGTTACCGAGGTCGCCGTTGCCGGCTGTTTCGAGCCGGGTTGCGTAGTTCTTGGACGCGGCTTCGTTCTCTCCGATATACTTGCGGAGGGTGCCAGCGCGGACGAGGTCGCCGCCGAGCGCCGGAGTGGCGAGGGCGCCAGACGTGACACCACCAGTGATGGCTGCGCCGCCAACCCGCGATGGGTCGACGGTGAGGCCATGGTCGGTGCCGGCCGTGGTGCCAACCTGCGTGGCGAGGTCTGACGCAGCGCCGCCCGCGACGCCCGAACCAACGGTGGTCAGGGCCTTCGTGAGTGCGCTCGCCGCCGCTTGACCGCCTGCACCCGCGACCTTGTTGAGGCCGGGGACGAGGCGAGCCGCGGGGACTGCGCTGGCTGCGGCGCCGGCGCCTGCGGTGAGGTTACCGATGACCTTGTCTGAGGTGCTCGGCGCCTCGTGGCCGTTGTTGGCCGCGCGTTCCTTGATGGTGTCGCCGGAGGACATGAGCCAGCCCAAGCCCGTCGCGCCCAGGAGGGCCGCGGGTATCTTGAACTTGCCAGGGGCCATGGCCGCTGCGGCTTTACCGCCTGCGATGGCTGCGCCCATGCTGGGGACGTTCTCAGCAACGAGCTGGCCCCACTGGCTCGGCTTGTACGGATCTGCCGGGACGTAGTTCGGGTCGCGCTTGTCGAAGCCGTCACCGAGACCGAAGTTCTGCTTGGCGGTCTCAGCGATGCCGTGCGCGACCTGGGCCACGCCGTGCTTCGCGCCGGCTAGGATGCCTGACGGCTCCTGCGCGGGGAGGGATTTTGCAATCTCGTCGACCGTGGCGTCCTGTTCCTCACGAGGGAGGCTTAGGAAGCTGTCATCGACAGAAACTTGCCTCCCATTAATCGTGAGGGTGGGCATTTAGTGGACGCTCCAGGTGACGCCTGATTTGGTTTTGAATGAGTTGGCTGCGGGCTTCGCCACGGCGGCCGGAGCTTTCGCCTCGGTCTCGGTGCGCGCCTTGTCTTCGTCAGCCCACTTCTTCCCCAACGCATTAATCTCACTGCGGATGGATGGGCGATAGATGGTGCCGCCATTGGCTTCCAGATGGGCCGCGCGCGCGGCGTCTGCCTGCTGCGAGCGCTCGATGGTGCGCTGGTAGATGTCGAGGAGCCGCTGGTTGGCCTCGGGGTTGTTCTCAAGCGACGTCGACATCTGCGTGACGAACTTACGGTCGCTGTCGGAGAACGAGCCGGGGAGCAGCTTGCCGTTGCCGGTGTCCTGCACCAGCTTGAGCGCGAGCTTGTTGCTTAGCGCGCGAGCGATGTCGCCGTCAGCGATGTTCTTTGCGCCTTCGGTGTCGCCAGTGACGCCTGCGTACAGCTTGCGGGCGCTCTGCACCCACTCGCCGCCCGTGCCTTGGTAGACAGCGGGGTTCGAGAACACCTGACGCAGCGTGGCGACGTCTCCGGCCATTCCGTTGGCGTTCGACGCGGCCGAGGCGATGCTGTCACCGTAGTCCTGATAGGACTTCGCGGCGGCGGTCTCTGCCGCATCCTTGTACTTGTCGGGCTCGGGCTTCGCGTAGTTCCGGCCGGTGTTGACGACACGACCTTGCTTGTTGACCAGCACCAAATCGCCATTCGGGGCGAACGCGTGGGACCATGCGTTGTCCGCGGCGACCTTCTTGTTGGACGCCTGCTGCGCGATGAGCGCCTTGGCCTGATCGGGATTGCTGATGCCGGCGAGCGAGGACGCGATGCCCATCAGGCCATCGTAGGTGTTGTCGCCGACGTTGAGGCCGAAGAGACCCTGCTTGGCTTCCGGGGCCAGCGCACCGGGGCCGAGCGTGCTGTCAGCACTGAGTGCGGGCATTGATGCTGTTTTCTCTGTTGGAGCGAATGCGGTCGTGAGGGCGCCAGAGGCTTCAGATGAACCACCTGCGCCGCCGAACTGCGCCATAAGCTGGCGCGCCGAGGCCATGCGCTGCGAGCGCGTCGCGCCGTCAGAGCGCTCGTAGAGAGCGTCCCAGGCGTGCGCGGCCTCTTCAGGCGTCTTCGCGGACTGCAGGGCGCGGTAGGCCTTGTTCTCGGAGCCGTCCAGCTCTTCACGCATGAAGGCCTGCTGGCCCTCGACGGTCTGATAGTCTGGGCGGGCCTTTAGGCGCGCGAGGCGATCACCGCGCCACTGCGCAGTGCCCCAGGCGGTGCCGTTGTCGCCGGTCGGACCCCATGGACTGAGATCCTGACCGCTTTCGTGGACAAGGTTGCCGACGATGCCAGCGGCCTGATGCGGGGCGAGCCCGAGGCCGCCTGCTTCACGGGGCTGTTGGGCCCAGGTGAGCCACTGAGTGGCGCGGTTCGGGCTTCCGATCATGCTGCTGTTGCTTTCTCGTAGTCGACGATCATGTAGGAGCCGAAGTCTTCAACGGCGTCGGGCTTAACGCGCTCGACGTCCTGGGCCATAACGCCCATCTGGATCTTCGACGTGCCCCGGTAGCGGAAGGTGTACACGGGGAGCCCGTTGTCGAGCGTGCCCACGCGCTTGATGTCTGTCTTCAGCCGCTCGTCGGAGAACAGCTTCGCAGCACTTGCGCCGGCGCCGAGGAGGCCGCCGATGGTCTCGAACGCCGAAGGGGTCTTCGTGGTCGTCGAGGAGCCGGTGCTGTTGGAGCCCCAGTTGTTGGCGCCAATGATGCCCATGAGGCCCTGGAGGGCCGCGTAGGGCGACTGGGTGCCACTCTGGAACTGGGCGTTCTGGTTGTCGAGGTTCGCCTGCTGTGCCTGCTGCTGGCCGGATGCACCGCCCGTGGCGAGATCGAACAGACCCTTCTGGTCGTTGATCGCGGAGGAGGAGGCGTTGACACCGGAGTTCGCGGCGTTCGTTCCGGCACCCGCCGCGCCCGTGAGGGCACCGAGGGAGTTGGTGTTGTTGGCGTTGGCGTTGTTCGAAGCGAGCTGGAGGCCCTGCTGATACGCCTGGGACCTAAGCGAAGCTCCGAGGTCGGCCGACTGCTGCGCGAGACCACGCTCCACGAGGCCCTGGGCGATGCCAGCGCGGGAGCTGTTGGCGTTGCCTGTGATGGCGGCGTTCTGATCGATGCCAGGAAGCGTGACGTCGCGTGCCGTCTGGCGCGCGTTGAGCATCGCGTTGTTGACTTGCGCGTCGATGTTCTGTCCGGAGACGTACTGGTTCGCGGCGTCGCTGATCGACTGCGTGTTGTTCAGCTTGGTCGGATCGTAATTCGTGAGGCCGGAGAGGGCCCCTTGGGTCGCGTTGGTGCCTGCGGTCTGCAGCGCGTTGCCCGTAGCGGACGTGCCGGCAGTCGAGGTGCCCGTGCCGTAGCCGAGCATCGACTTGAACACACCCAACTGGTCGGGCGTGAACTGCGCGACGAAATCTGTGGGCGCCTGCGCCTGCGAGGCCTGACCATACGCGGTCTGGGCCTTGCCGAATGCGTCAGTGAGCGCGGCGGCCTGCGGAGCCCACGGGGTCGTGTTCTCGTTCTTTGAGGTCTCTTGAGTAGACGAGCCCATGTGGGATCCTAAATTGTGTGAATGTAGAGAGGGCGCTCGATGCCGTCTTGGCAGAGCACCGTCGAATAGGGCCGCCAGCCCATGCTGGTCACGAAGCGATGCCACTTGGGCTCGTCGGTCATGGGGCTGGCGAAAAGCGTTCCAGTTACAATACTGCGGAAGACCGCCCAGTCGTTCTGGATGCGCTTGAGATACGTGGCCGACCACTTGTGTACGCGGAGATGGGCGAGGAGCATTTGCGCTCCCGCCGCGTCTCTGTACTCATCGAGTTCGAACGTGCAGTAGTCCGTGTCGTGCGCGAGGTGGCGCGCTACGAACTCCATCGGGCCTTGTGCTCAAAGTGCTGCGGCAGTTGTGAAGAGGTCATCAATCTGCTCGTCGGTGAGGCCGAGCACCGCCCCGATGCTGGCGATCAGTGGGTCCGTGCGGAGAAACTCCGTGGCGTACTCCCAGGTGATCTTGGTGGCGCTGTCTGGAGCTGCGTCCACTGCGGCCTGCACGGTGTCTAGGAGCCCTGCCTGAGACAGAGCGAGCCTAGCTTGCCGTGGGGTGACCGAGGTGACCGGAGGGGCCGCTGGGGGAACGTAGGGGTCGGGCGTGTTGCCGGCAGCGAGCCACTTGAGGTACTCGGCGTAGTCTCGGTTCGCGGGATCGGGGGGGATACAAGCGCCATCGAGATTGCGGATGATCGTGGGGTACGCAGTGAGTTGGTACTCTGCCATCACAGCCTCGCGCCGCTTAGGACGATAGTTTGGTAGTTGGCTGTGGTTTGCCAGAAGGTGGCGGATGACACGGTTACGCCGTTAGCTACAAACCCCGCCGCCCCGCCGGTTAGTGTCGGCGCCACTCGCATGGGCGGAAATGTAATCGAATAAGCGTTAGCCACGACTTGCGTGTACAACGTATATTTTTGGTAATACCGCAGGCACTCTGCCAACTCACTCGCATAATCCGGCACCTGAAACGCGGGAGCGGCACTGCCCGCGTACAAGCCAACATTGACAAGCGTTCCGGAATTAAATTCGACGGACATCACCGTGCCGTCTGTCTGCCCTGTTATAAGTAGCGGGCTGGCCGCATAGCTGCCAGTAGGCGTCAATGTGTTCACGCCCACGCGGGCCTTCGCCGAGCCTGTCCATGCCAGCACATAGCTCCCGCCGCCTGTTACCCTTACGTCTTCGATGGGCTGTATGAGGGACTTGCCCGCTGCAATCGTGATCGTGGTGCTGCCTGCCGATTGCGTGAAGGAGTAATCACCGCCACTTGCGCCAGCTTTCCACTGGTCGTGCCCATACGCGGCAGCCGCAAGCACGGCTGCGGAACCATAGCCGCCTTGATTGATTTGAAACGCGCCGTTGATGATGTAGTTCTTCGTCACCTTGGCGAGAATGTTCGCCGTGTTGGTGGCGATGTCAGCCGTGTTGGTAGCGATGGCCGCCGTGTTGGCGTTGAGCTCAGCATCGCTGGCTTTGACATCGGTGATGATGGACTTGATGCTCGACGAGATGCTCGCAAGCTCACCCTGCAGATACTTGGTGCTCACCCCGCCGTCGATGGTGCCCATGGGCCGCGGGACGTACGTGGGGGCCTTGATGATGGCCATTAGCGCCCTCCTGTAGTTCGGATATCCAAGTCGAAGCCGGTGAGCGTGAAGCTGCGGTAGTCAGTCCACAGGAGCTTCAGTGCTAGCCAGCGGCCCTCCGTGTTCACGTCGACCTTGTAGTTCTCGCGGCCATCGTAGAGCTGATAGTCGCCGTAGACGGGCTCGTCGCTGTTCGGGTCATCCGAGGAGCCCGCGGCGATCTGGAGCGAGTGCCCACCACCGGCGTCGACGCGGGCTTGGGGATAGATGGAGCGGAGCAGTTTGTACTGCCGCAGCTCGGCACCAATCTCGTCGAGGTCGAGGCCTGTGCGCTCAAGGAAGACCGGACCGGTGGCGTTAGGGTCCACGGGGTACGGGGCGACAGATCCAGGGCCATACACGTCGAATGCGTAGAGTGTGGGCTGAATGCCGTATGTGGCGCTGCCATCACCCAAGCATACGGTGACCCTCTTGCCGCCGTCCTCCTGATCCTGATACGAGCCGCCGACCTCTTCGTAGCTGGCGGTTGCGGTCGCATAGGTGAGCAGATTGGACACCGGGCCGTCGTCGAACGAGAAGACGGACGGCATGTCGTCGAAGGTCCAAGACTTGGTCGTCAGATTGTAGACCGCGGCGCGATTGCAGCCGTTGACGTCTCTGAACTTCACCAGCTGGTCGCCAGAGACGTAGCCGAACATGATCTCGTTGAGCCGCGGGTTGAACTGCACGAAGCACTTGTCGGCCTGTGCGATGTTCAGCGAGCCGTAGATGAAGTCGCGCGTCTTCTCGTCACACAGGCTCTCCTCGGAGATGCCGTCGTGAACCCACATGTCGTCGATGCCGAAGCAGTAGTTCTTGCCGTCCAGCTCAATCGAGCAGTTCGTGTTCAGCACGCCCTTCGCGGAGGACAGCTTGGTGTAGTTGTAGACGAACGTGGAGCCATCGGCGTGCATGCGCCATGCTTCGCGCTGGCCGTAGATGATCAGGTCGCTGCCTAATTGGCACGCATCCATGATCTCGCCGTCCATCGACTGGAGGATGTTCTCGGTCGCGAGGGTCGCCGGTGACGTGATGTCCCACGAGGCGGGCACTTGTCCGGTCTGCACGATGGACGAGGTCTTCACCATCGTCGGGTAGGTCGTGGCACCCTTGGTCACGTTGAGAGCAACGACGGCGCCGCCGCACTGCGCGATGATGCGCGCGGACCACGTTGGGTCCCACTTGTCAGCAGGCGTGGCGTAGGAGGCCGCGCTGAGATCCCTGAACTTGTTCGTGTCGGGGAGCAGGTACCACGGAGGATGATCCTCGCGGTTCACGTAGACCAAGTTACCGATGGTGTACGAGGTCCAGTGGGCGTCGACGGGGCTTGGGGTGTAGCCAACGGGCGTGTAGTCAGTCTCGACGCCGTTTGCGTAGTAGTACACCCGCCCAGACTGGTAGCCCAGGAATAGGTCGTTGTTGCTGCTACCGATGCCTGCGGTGAAGGCGTAGCGCGGATTGGTTTCCGCTAACGGCTGCTTCACTGCTCTAAACACAGGTGCTGGGGTGATCTTGTTGTTGCGGAATCTTACGTTCACACCAGTCGAGAATGCACCGACAGGGAGGCTGTAAGGATCTTGATCGGTAACGACGCCATGCGTGGCGAGGTCACGTAGTCTAACGAGAGGCACGAGGGCTCCTTACAGGGAACACCAAAGACCTAAGGGATACCTTAGGATAATCCTTAGTAGTGTTATTTTATGAACTATAATAATTCAGCTTAGGGAGTACGTAAGGAGACGAGAGGAAACACTAGGTATCACTAGGGCTCCTCTTACTCCTCATGCCAAAGCATCAGCCACAGCGGACTTAATGGCGACCTTCCGGCTGTCGATATCAGCCTCGGTCATCGAGACCACCTGTGCTGGCGAAAGGCCTAACGCTCTCGGGTTGATCCCAATCTGACGCAGGCTTACACCGAGATCCCGCTGGTTCTTCCGCAAGGCTCTCGGGTTTGTGCCCAGGGCTCTACTCGATCTTTTCATTTGCAATGGTCCTCATTGGTCCGCGGCGACCGATCTACGGCAGGCGCCACCAGAATGCAGCGGCGCAGATGGTGTGATAGACCGCCCGCGCTGCCTCCTGCGGGGTCGTGATGACGATCATGATCCTACGGACCCAGCGGCGCTTGTAGGTGCCCACATGGGGCAGCTCGATGTACGATAGCAGTTTGAGCATGGGGCCTTAGGTCTTGATGCAGGCCAGGACAGTCGCGGAATAGGGCCGCGCCTCGTTACCATCGGCACTGCCTGCGGAAGTCGTGAAGCCGTAGGTGTGCGTGTGGTTCGCGCTGATTCCTGAAGTGGTGCCACTGAAGGCGTGCTCGTGGTTGATGTCCACAGCGCTAGTGTTCATCGCGATACCAAACGCACCGCTGAAGCCTGCGCCACCGCTTGTGGGGGCCGCTGTAACAGCACTAGCGCCCACGTAAGGATGCGAGTGCGGGTTGCTGCGGTTCATCGATCCCGTAGTGCCGCTGTACGTGTGCGTGTGGTCGTTGGACACAGCACTCGTGGTCCCGCCACCCGTGTGGGTGTGCGTGAGATTCTGCGGGTTCTGCACGGTGCCGACAGGGCCAGAGAAGCTGGCGCCCTTGTGTCTGCGGAAGCGGTCCCTGAGGTCCGGCACGTTGAACGTGGTGCTGCCGTCGCCAGCGCCCCAGGTTGTCGAAATGGCCGCGAAGAGATCCGCGTAGGTCGTGCGGGACACCGCTTGGCCGTCGCATGCCAACCAGCCCGTGGGGGCCGTGGGCATGCCGAAGTCCTGAATGGCGCCCGCAGGCACCGCGCCGTTCGCCCGGAGCACACCGCCGACCAAGAGCGCCGCTACGGCGTCAATCTGGGCCTGGGTGCTGTTGAGAGCAGCATCGGTGAAGTTCGGGAACGTGGCCTTGATGGTCGACTTGATCAGTCGGAGGTGGTCGTCGGTGCCGGAAAGAGGGTCCGAGGCGGCCGGATTAGACGGGACGAGGCCCGAGATGTGGGTGGCGGTCTCTAAGGGCACCGTGGGTTCCATAAATTGTGGTCAGAATGAGAGACATCAATCGGCCTCTCTGGTATAGGTGGGGGCGCTTGGGTGGTAACCCATTGATATTGCTGCACATGAGCTAAAGGTAGGCTTATTTGCGGCAAAATGGCCCCAATGTTGCCCTTATGGGACCCGTGGATGGGACCCAAAGACCGCGGCGCGAGATCCGATGGGACCCACTGGGCTCCCAAAGGAGACACCGCAGCCGTAAGCCCCGCCGCCGCCGCCCTTCAAGCCAAGGAAGCTTGAAGTCGCGTCGGGGCTTGACGCCAAATTAGGATCCCTTTCGTCGGGAGAGGCTCATTTTTTCCCCTAGTCCCCCGCGCTAGTCCCCCGCATGACCCACAAGCCCTTGGTATCGTGGGGTTTCCTCCGGTTATCATAACCGGCTATGGGCATACGCGTGGGCGTATAGACCCTCGGTATACGGGGGCGCGTATAGGCGCGTAACGACATTGCGCATTGAGCGGTGTTCGAGCAATATTGTTGCGCGATAGATTGTTGCGCCACCAGGCCTAAGCCGCGCAATAAAATTACGTAGGGGGTGGGGTGTCCGGCCTTATATAGGCGACACCGGCTGAATAGGCCCTAGGAGCCCCAGCGAGCCCCGTGGATTCGTTCGTTTCCCAAGGGGCTAGTGGGATAGCCCGCGCTCCTAAGGCCTCCCCACGGCCCTCCTAGCTCCCTCACGAATGCATAGCTGCCATGCGCATCCACTCGCATCATTTCGGTTGACGCGGGGGACCGAACGGCCCTTAGATGCATGAACACATCGCAACCCATTTGACACGAAAGACCGCAATGTCACGTAACAACCGAATGACCCCTAAGGAAGCCGCCGCCCTTGTCGTCCCCTTGCTCGCAGCTCGGACAGACGAGCGTGACGACGTCGCGGAGGTGCTCACCCTTGAGTACGAGGCCACCGCGACCCCCGACGAATATGCGGAGTATCTCGACATCGTTGGCGACATGCTCGGCACCCTCCCAAGCCCTTACCACAAGTAGACCGCAGGAAACCCAATGTCTCACCAACAGAAGCAAATCATCGCAGCGATCCGCAAGGCCGAATTGGCCGCATACCGCACAGGTAGCGCAGCTACCGCTGCTAACGGCAAGTAATCGAGGGGACGCACATGGCCTATCAACTCACCATCTCGGAAATGCTTGAAGCTCTCCGCGTCGCGGGTGCTCCGAAGGAAGCTCGCCGCTTCGAAAAGGCCATAGAGGCCATCAGCACCGCTATGGCGGAAACCCTCGCTGATAAGGTCGGCATTGACTGCGGGGACGTGACGGATGGCTGCGGCATGTTCGCAGCACCGTTCTATCCCGCGCATGAAGGTCAGCCGCTCCCCGACGCTCTGGAGGGTTTCGACAACAGCGAGGAGTGGTCCGAATGATTGAGTTTATTTGTGCCGTGATCGGCGCCGTGGGGCTGTATCTGCTGATCATGCGTATCCTGTGGGACGGCTTTTGCAACACGCGGCCCGATTAGGCCCCTAGGCTCCCCAACGTCCCCGAACGGCCCGCGGCGCATATGTGCCTCCGGGCCTTAGGGCATTAGAGGGGCGAGTTGCGCCCTGATAGCTGCCAGATGATGAGAGGATGCCACGATGCACCGCTATGACGTTGAGTTTACCGATACGTTCGCAGGCGAAGCTAACTACTCATGGGTGAAGCGTGCGGTCGTCACCGTGCCCGAACTCACACACTACGGATACACGGGCTCCACGGATGGCAGCTACGCGCGTGCCAATCGCTCGCAGCGCCGCGAGGTCATGAAGCAGGCCAAAGCCGCCCTAGGTCTCACAGGGGTTCGTGGGGTCACTAGCGAGCACGGCGACATGATCGAATTCCGCCCGTACCGGTGGTGCGCCGTCATGTTCATCACGTGGAAAGACGACTAGGCCGCGATCCATAGGCTTTACGGCGGGCTCCTTAGGGATACCCGCCTTAGGGCATTAGAGGGGCATTCCGCCCTGATAGCTGCCACATGATAGGAGATGACCACATGCGCACCATCGACCAAATGATCCAATCGGAAGTCCTCGTTTGCCTCTCGTCACTCGTTTCGACGCTTGCCGAGGGCTACGGAACGATTGCTGGGGCTCGCAATCCGCTTGCCGAGTTGTCGGAGCAGGCAATGGAGATTGCTTCGCCCGTGCCTGACTATGAGGAGGCAGCGCTTCAATACCGCGCAAAGGGATTGCCCATCCTGCAAGGCCGCGACGCAGAGAAATACTGCGCGCTGTTCGATATCGAACCCTATGACCGCGAGGTCTTCGAGCACTGGGCTGTTACCGATTGGCTCGCTGACAAGCTGATCGCCGCTGGCGAGAAGGTCGATAAAGACTTCGCAGGCATGTGCGTGTGGGCGCGGACCACCACGGGCCAAGGGATCGCACAGGACTACGTGATCCAGTGCATCCACAAGTCTCTCCAAACCTAACAGAGCCCGAAACCTAGGGGAGCCCCACGCTCCCCAATGGTCGACGCGTATCCGCGCGTCCTGATGATGGGCAATGCAAATCGTCGGAAACCCCTTGTTTCATAGGAGCAAACGGCAATGACCAAAGTATACATCGTGCAAGGCGAACACTTCCACTGCCCAGGCTCACCGCTAACGGTTCACGCAACGCGCGAAAGCGCCAACCGTGCGGCTGCGGCCATCGTCAATGATCTGCTGGATTGGATCGAACTGCCCCAGGACGCAAACCCGGAGACGTGGGAAGCCGCCTTGCTGCGGGCCCGCACCGAGCGCGCCGACCAATGGGGCTGCTCCCTTGACGAGTTGGGCGAGGACGGCGGTGACGTGTGGATCACCGAGCACGATGTGGAGGCCTGAGCCATGTCACCAAATGCAACGTGCGCCCACTGCGGACGCCCCATCAACGTGTTCACGCAGGATAGCACGCTCGAATTGATCCCGATGCGCCGCTACCACACCGCCTGTTACCACGAGGCCCTCGATGACCTCGCGGCCCAACGTTCCCTTGCCGACCTAGAGCAGGCCCGCCGCGATGCCCGCTGATAGCAACGTGGACACCTGGGCGTTTTCATTCGCTCTCGCGCTGTGGCTCGGTGCCATGGCGTGGGGCATTGGTTTCATTGTGAGGTACATCTGATGACTAAACCTGATCACCACTTATCTGCCGACAGCGATTTGGCTGACAGACTGGATGCGATCTTCGACCGCATCGAGGTGTCGTGCGATTGGCGCTTGTCCTCCGAGGAGCGACAGCAAATTGCCCGCGCTGCGAATGCGCTGCGTCCTCAACCTCGGCCGGAAGCCGGTCCCTCGAATTGGAGGGAACTGGAAGGCGCGCAGCTTCCGGACATGAAGTCGGGCGTCAAAGCCCCGTTCCACTTTCGCCGCTACGTCAACGGCGTTGAGATGGCAGAAGACGTCGAGATCAGTAACGCATCGACGGTTCAAGAGGCTTTTGCGAAAGCCAGAGCGCTCTACGGCACCCCGCGCGGCATGGATTTGGTGCTCACCATCAATGAACCGCAGACAGTAGTGCCCCCTCGCGAGGAAATTCAGCAGGCGATCACGAACCTAGTGAACGACGGAAAGATCGGATTTCTATCGGTTAGGCACGCCTACACCGTGGCTGATGACATCCTCGCGCTCTCGCGCCCTCAGTCGGGGAGTGGCCAATGAAGTGCGCAGTCTTAATCTTCGCCGCAGGGTTCCTGGCGTGCCTGCTGGTCCTCGCGGCCCCAGGTCTCACCGAGATGGCCTATGTTGCCTCTTGGATGGCGTGCCGAGCCGTGACGTCTGGCACGTGTCTGTGATTGGTTTCATTGTAAGGTTCATCTGAGCCCATTGAGGAGGACAGCATATGACTAAGTACACCCCGGCCCAACTCGACACCATCGCGCGCTATTGGAATTGCTTTGTTCGGCAGGATGAGGACGGAAACGTGGTGGGAAATTCGACGCCAGATGCGGAAACAGGCTGGCGCCCTATCTTCGCGGATCGCTGTCAACAGGCGCTCGCGGCCCCGCCACATACTACCCCGTAGTCATCCGGGGAATCGTATGGATCAAATCCATGCAATGCGTGTCAGGCGGGACACAGTGTAAGGTTTGCGTAAGGTTTATTAACCGGTTCCTCTGGTCACCTATTGACCAGTTTGCAACCATGGAATGCACTAGGGATATTGTGGCAACGGCACGGACTGAGGGTGCGGCAGTCAATCCGCACGGGCAAATAGCGGTAAGAACAACCATGCGAACAACATTTACTTTGGATGCTGAAAACCATGCGCAATCCGACGTCCACTCAAAGCAGACACCGCACTCAATCACAGTGGGGACACCTGTAGTCACGACGGCACCATATGCCACCGAGTGCGGCATATTGCCGAAGGGCGCTAAAGGTTTCGTGATCTATATCCGTGAAACCACGGGTGAGGTAGGGATACTAATGGAAGGGTTGGAACCCGCGCTACTTCACTGGGAAAACTGGCTAACCATCATGCCCTACGACACTGAGGATCTGCTCGCGGTCCTTGAGTTCAAGCGTAAACCTGGGGCTGTCGAGCGGCGCCTATTGACCTACACGGGGATCGCGGCGGCGATGCTGCTCGCTCTTTTTCAGTCCTGAATGGCTGCCAGTTGACGATTGTAGTGCACGGTGCCGTGCTTTAGGTTCCGTGGGGATACGAGGGAAGGTAGGGACGAGATGTCAACACTGGGTTTCATTTTGGTGTTCCTGGGGGCGGTGCTCTCAGGCCTACCTAGTCGGGGATTATTCAACGCAGGCCTATTCATTCTTGGACTCTTTTTCATCTATCGCGGGTAAATAACAGGGAGTTGCAGTTATGGAGACTTTGTTGATGGCCGACCCCGTGCGCCCTTCGATAAGCGATGAGGAGATCGAAAGCCTGGAGGCGCTGTTCAACGCCCTCAAGCCGTTCTTCGACCTAGAGCACGCTGTGCTGCCCGCAGCCTACATCCGGGCATTCATATTGGTCGGCAAGAAGGAAGGCCTGGGCGTCACTGAGTACGCGGATCAAGTCGGCATCAGCCCGACCGTGATGACGCGCAACCTGCTCGACATCGGCGACCGCAACAGGCAGCGCGAGAAGGGCCTGGAGCTAATCACCCAGGATCGCGACCCGTTCGACCTGCGCAAGCACAGGGCGCGCCTGACGCCCAAGGGGCGCAAGATGGCCCACGACATCAACGTGGCCCTGAGGCGCCTGCGGAGGGCCAAGTGAACTCGTTCCTCTACCTCTTCTCTGGCCTGTGCATCGGCATGGGCGCTGCCGCAACCTACCGCTACCTACGGGGAGACCTGTGACACATGGCATACGCTGAGAAACGTGGCGTCGTAAAGGTTGACCCGAGCGCAAGCCCTGACGGCGCCTGCTGGTCTGTCGTCTACCGGGATGGGCGGTCGGAAGTGAAGCGGGAGCGGTTCGCAGACGAGGCGAGCGCTAGACGGCGCGCCCACGGCGCCCTCCTAGAGCACACCCCGTACATCATCCACCTTGAGGGTCCGACACATGGCCTACGCTGAGAAACGGGAAGGCAAGCTGACGGGCGTCTGGATCGGCGAAGTCTACCGCAAGCCCAAGACCTTCCGGCGCCGCTTCAAGACCAAGAAGGACGCCGAAGGCTACGAGCTGTACGTCAAGCTCACCGGTGAGGAGCCG